CTGGTAAGCATAACCTTTAATCGGCCGCGTGTCGGTGTTTGTGCCGGCTCATCTTCGACCTCTGGGCTGTCCTCTGCCGTAAAGCCTACCCACTGCCCATTCTGAATTATTGCTAAATTATCACTACTTAGGGCTTGATTTAATGTGTCAAGAAAGTCATAAGAATAGAAATCTGTTTCTAGCTCGTACATATCGAACGTCTGACTAAATAGCTTACGTATCTGCCCTCCGGTTGTGATTGTAATATCTTGATTCTTTTTGAATTTCTTTCCAGTTACTGAACCAAAGATGTTAATCACTCTGGGAACTTGATTATCATTATAATAAGTGATCGATAGTATATCATTCGTCGCTGGTACTAATTCGCTATCGAACTGCAAAGAACCATTACCGATTATACCCCCCTGACAACCTAAGCCAGGTGATACTATTTTAAGTACACTATCTTTAATACAACTATATCTTTTTAATTGCTTAACACATACATCTTCAAAACCCATATATAAGTAACATGTGTAGTCATGTTCACATTCCCCACATATATCGGTATCTATTTTAGCCGGCGGGTTTAATTCCATATATTCCCCTACCATTGTATACAGATAAGGGATATGCCGGACTCCACATTCACTACAAGGAATTGTATTATCCGGTGCCATCGCTCCATCTACTCTAAGTGTGTAATATCCCTCTGAATAACTATACGTCAATGTTAGTCCCTGACGTGATACTTTATCTATTAAGTCTTCTACATTTACAAATTCTAATATTTCTAAGTCCTCTTCATAACCGTCGGTACATACATGTCTAAGATACAATGTGCCCTGAACTCCACTTAACGTAAAGGTTACTTCCCCGTAGCTATATTCTACATATTCAGTGAATATTGTATTATTTGATACACATGTACATCCTCCCCACAAAGACAAGTTAGTTAATTTATTTCTGGGGCTGTCTACTACAATAGGTAGATTAGATAAGGTTGGGAATCTATTTACTTTAAGTGATCTATTAGGTCTATCATTGTCAAATACACCTGTGATCGTTCCAACTCCACCATATAATCCATAATCGGTAGGTCTTGTTAGTGCAAAGCCAATTATACTATTTGTATAGTCTGGGGTTGTATATCCATTCCCAACTATATCCATCACAAAGAAGTTCTTTCTATATCCACCGAATGCCGGAAAAGTAAATGTACCCGACGATGTTAATGCCAACCCTGATATATCCGTTACAGATGACGGGCTGTTTACTACAACCGCTTCAATCCCATCTACGTATACTTTCCAATCTCTAAGTTGGGAACCTCGCCTTACTATTACAACCCATACATATCTATCTACAATGCTAGATATTCCGCCGAATACAAATCTCGAAAAGGAACCCCCAAAGTTTATTTCAACTGCAAAGTTATCGGTAAAATCTACTACCAATCCAGTGTTCGATTGCCATAATACTGAATTGCTATTTGTACCATCTGACTTTATTTGTAGGTAGGCGGTAAATTGCTCCGCTCCATATCTAGGCCCCGTTGCCGTTGCCGTGCCAGAAAAGCCCCCGTTGCCACAATAAGCCGGTGTTATACTTGTATTCATATATTATTATATATTATTGTGTTTTAATAACTTAAATCTACTATTCTGGTTAGGTTTGAACGTAACCTCTAAAATATGATGCCGCGTTCCATTTACAAAGATACAACCATATGGATTGGCACGAATTACCTTAAACTCGAAAGGTGTAATTGGGTATTCAAATTCTACAATCTCTGGAAAGATGTTAACCGGCTGAATTAAGTAGTTTGAGTCTTCAAACGCCTGTGCCCCGCTGCAAAGGTAATGGTTTGGTAGGTCGGTACCACCTGCCTTAAAGTTTACCTCCCCTTTAGCAAATGTAAAATTATCCGCACCTACTTTAGTCCATCCACATACAGAAATGTAATCCGCCCAACGATCTAAGATGTACTTAGGTGTAATTCTGAAATTCAGTATATCTTCTTTTGCGTTTACATTAAAGTTAATGCCTTGCTCTGCAATAAAGTAGTGGTCTGGTACCATTCTACCTCCGGAAGGCGATGAGAAAACAAACATTTCGTTATTAACGTCGGGGCTTTTACCCACACAAATGAAGAACTTTCTGTCGTCGAACTCCCCATTATCGGTCAAAATAGACGATCTACGTTGCCATTCAATCGCGTAACAATCTGCAATAAAGTCTGAAAGCCTTTCCAAGCCGTCTTTTACATTTTTTAATGGAATAGAGTACTCACGTGTCGTGTGGATTACATCTTCAGTACTAAAAACTTCCTTTAGCCACTCCTTATAGCCAAAGCTGAAGCGATTAAAGTACCATTCGTATGCTATCTTTGTAGTTAGCTTACTATTATAACGATCTAAGTTATCGATCGTTAAAATAACGTCGTTTCCATAAAAATATTCCCAATTTTCAATACGAATATTGTTAGGGTCGCTTTGAGTCCAACCCATACCAATTGCGAAAACGGCATTAGTAGAGTGATAAAGTTCGTTGAATGTAACAAACATCTCTGTGCCTCTCTGACGTAAAGCGATGCCATTCGTGATCGTAGTCGCGGCCCCACAACCGATCTCTGCCGGTTGATAAGGTGCAAGGTCAAAGGTGTTACATGGATTACCCGTGTTAGGCAAGTATACTGGATAATCGCCATAATAGCCACATACGGTTGGGCATTGGGTATCCGCATCGTCTCCCCATTCTAGACTATCCGGACGTCCAAAGTAGTTTGACTTTACCCTCATACAATTATTAGTGTGGTGTTCTACGATACGACTAAACGCCTCGTGAATCATGTAAGCGTTTACGGTTGTGTTCCCGATCGGAGGCATCTTTGAACACGAGCTACGAATACTCCCTTGTGCAATCTCAAATCTTGTTACCGTTTCGACACCAAACCCGCCGGCTGTAAAAATATCATTTTCAAAGATACCTCCAATCTTAAATCTGATCATGATATTCAGGTCGTCATTGGTTTGAACCTTTTCATTCAACAATTGGGTATTACATGAATCTATTACGATTGATACCGTCTCATCAAACGTAAAAGTACCTAAGTATAGTCTTTTAGTAAGTGGGTCGAAGTCCCCAATTTCATACGGAACGCAACCATTCGTAAACAAATGTGGAACCCCTGTGTACGCAATATGCTCAAAGGCCCCCCACTTAAGAACAATCTCTGGTGTTATTCTAAGATATTCAACTCGATAACCACTCTCATAACCTATATTAATGTCATACTCCCCTTTTAATTGATAGTCTATTTCATAGTAGTGGCACTTACACGCGTTGGCTTTACCGATTGCATTTAATTCAGAAGTCCAGAGTTGTGGTTCCCATCCATCAAAAGGTGAGATAATCGGAAAAGGGTTCCATGTGTCTAAATTGTCGTTAAACCCACAATCCCTTGCCCATTGAACAACCTTTTCACTGATAAAGGGCTGTTGTAATAATTCAAGATCATCTTTTACAATTGTAATGGGGAAGTTCTGATTTAAGTATACATAAGTAAGATCGTCATCGCTAAAGTCCGGAGGGGTGTTGTTATCGCAATAATTTGAATACCCACATGGGACGGCATCACCATCGCAAATAAATAGAGTACATCCTAAGCCCCCATCAAAAATGAATACCGTTGATAGTGGGGCTGTATCCCCTAATGTAAATGCCGTAAATCCTGTCATTTCTACTTCCGGAACTTCAAGACTATACGGGGCATATCTATACCGCGTTCGGAATGCCGTTTTATCTTCAGTTAATTCATTAAAGCAAGGTTCGTCATACAGATTTACATTCTTATCCAGTCTATCTAGAAAGGTGTTAAGGCAATTGTTAGGCACTATATCCACTTCAATGTATTCATGTGTGAAAGATGCGGTTGTTAGATCTATCAATCCATCATACACATCTTCATACACATCTCCATCTGTCATTCTAATTATACAACGAATTACAGCCTCTACACCTAATCTATAATAGGCATCTTTTATAAAGTCGTAAGCATACCCATGAAACTTCAATCCGGTGCTAATTTCAGGGAATACTCCATGCCATTGCGGGTGCCTGACAATAGTAAATTCTATTTCACGCAACCCCATCGGCTCTTCATCATCCCCAATTACAAGCAATCTATTTCCCTCACGTAACTCTATTTGATAATCTATTTTCATAACCTTACTTTGTTACCTCATCTTCAAATATTGCCAACCTCTCTTTGATTTTAGCTGGTAATGTTATAATTCCCAGCTTGCTAGCTTTCTCTAAGATCGACAAGATCTCTCTGACTAGTATGGAGCCGTATACTACGTTATCAACCCATATCATAAGTGTCATGATGCCGGCATTAGGATTGTTTATATGCCCTTGATTGACTGCAATTATAAGCAGTATGTATACGACTAATTTAGTTAGTACTTTACTGAAGCCCGTAGAAGATATTGTCTTATTCCGATAAGCTGTAATAACCCCCAGTATCGTGTCAATTATAACTAGTATAAATATATTAATGAATAGTTTATACTCGGCTAATAAATACACCTCTATTAAAGAGCCGATGCTGCCGATTATCGTGCCGATCGATATAGCTAACGCTAGTTTGTAATCTGTTATATTCATCTTACTATCCATTTAGTTGTGATTTACCTAATCCTAATTCTTTCCATATTTTATCCCATTCATATGGCTTTATCCAGTGTTCGTGGTACTTAACTACGTCGGCTAATGCCTTTTCTATATTTTGCTCGTAAATCAGGGTTACTTCCTCTTTATAACTCCAACTTTGTAATTCATTTACAATACTATCCACATCTTCACAACCCTTACTATAATAGGCATAATGTACTGAACATAAAAAATACAGAGGCCATTTCATAATTACACTTGTAATATTATCGACCATTTCAATTGCCCCAATACCCCAATCATCTAATATCCTGATTGCTTCCTTTTTATAACTACAATCTATATTCATAAAATCCATGTCCCCAACTTCATAAAGCAGTTGTCGGTCTTCATTTAATATAGATATTATACTAGCAACTTCATCATTAATGAAAAGGTAATTATTTTCAGGGGTAAATTCCAATCTCAGATTCATTTCCAGATTTATGTATTGCGACATTAGATATGCTATGCAATGTATATCTAATACATATAAGCCCCATTGACAATTTGAATATTCGCAAGCTATTAAATACAAACATAAGGCCCTTAGTTTAGCTATTTCAGGTCTTTCAGTTTCTTGCATCTCTTACAGATTTTAATAGTTCATTTATATTCCGATCAAAAGGCTGATCTAATACTACGTTAGCCTCTTCAAAATTCATTCTAACTATTTCACGCTTACCCTCTGTGATAACCATTACATCTTCATTGTTACCTTCAATCTGAAATTGTTTTACACAACATGCACATTTAATTAGCCGGTACAACTCTTGTTTTGGTAACCGCCCTGCCAACCCTGCCAGATTATCTATATATTTATATTGACTAATATCGTACGTAAATTCCATGTTTTATTGCTTTATACCATTTATCATTATTGTAGACACATCTTCAATGTATGTGAATAAAGTTCTATCTTTCAATCCACCATAGCTTATTCCATTTAAGTAATCTAATAAAGCCCAATCAAAAGGCTTATTACATTTAACTCTCTTGCCTAACATCTTTTTCATCGCCTTTCCACTTATTACATAAGCGTGCGTCCGGAGCGGCCTAACAGGTATAATTACATCTTTATTTAGATTGCCTACCGATCTAAGTCTTTTACCCATAAATTCATCGGTTGTTTGATAATCTAGATAAATGAAATTCACTTTAGGTAATTCCACTGAATCTATATTACCTATTAATTTAGCATCTGACTCAAATACTGCGATATATTCCTCATCTTGATGGGCCTGCCATATTGCTAAATGTGTAAGATATAGAGAAACTGCACCTCTACCAACTTCACTACGATGAATAACGTCCCTTTCAGATGAATGTATATCGTTTAACTTACCGGCAAAAGCTTCATATTCCGTGCCGTTTATATCTTTGATTAGTTGCTCGATATTACTTCTACGTAATTCAGATTCCACGGACTTACATGTAATAACTATTCTTTTTGAAATATCGCTAAATTTCATTTATCTTCATCATCTTTAGTCCATAATTCGAGAAGATCGAATATAAATATTAACAAAAAGGTTATGGTAATGTAAAAAAGTATCTTTAAGATTGTCATTATGCTGTTATTTACCGCTATCTATAAATGTTTTGCTGCCGAAATTTCCGTGAATAATCAAATCAGTTACAGCCCACGTCAAATTGTTACGCATTGCCACGTCCGTGATCATTCGGTCAAGCGGCAAATTGAGATGCATATTTTTCCTTATACATTCTACCGCTTTTTTGTTATAAAATACAGCTGTGGTATTCAGAGGGTTTGGTAAATGCCACCAACTCTTACTAACTTGCTTAATATTACACCTTTTATCAGTAAGTTGGTATTGGCTATCATACCACGACGCGTCCGTTGCAAACAAGTATAGAATGTCGCAATCGGGGGCTGCTGACAACACCTCTACGTACTGATCTTTACTGCAATTTATGACGGCATCTGACTCAAATATGCCAATTTCTTCTTCCTCGTTATCCATCAGTGCCATCGTCGATAAGATGCAACCCACATGCCCCTTACCTAATCTATTAGTGCTATTTATATCATTATGGCTACCATGAAATCCATTATATACCATTACATAATGCCCCGCCCCCTCCAAGAAATCTTTAGTTTCCTTTATATTATCCTGCCGGTTTTCCCAGTTCCCAGTTAATATAGTTATGTTAGCATTGAGTACATTCATCTCCAATGATAGTTATGTAATAGTTAACTGATATAATTATTAAATCGGCACTAATCTTAATGTTTGACAGGTTTAATTCTTGCCTTGACACATTTAAGCTATCAAGGGACGCGTTATTCAGTGTGCATTTACTGGTATTTGCTATCGAGCTACTGACTATTCCATGTGCCAATTCAGTTGTGGTCTTTGTCGCTTTAGCAATCATAACACACACATTATGGTATTCATTATCTGTAATCAGATGTTTTCTGCCATAATTTCGGGTTCTCTGAAAGTTCCTTACGAAGTCCATTCGATGAAACCACGAATAATCCCATTTATCATCGGGCACTACCCGTTCCAGATCGTCTTTCTTTTGATCTAATCGTTTTCCAATCTCAAAGCCATTATTACCGAATATTCTCTCAACTAATCCCCATGCGTTTGTCCTATTTTGACCTGAAGATAGCTTATTGATAATTAAATTGTCGATACTTTTAATTGTTTCTGTAATTGTCATGTTTTTTCAATTTCTTTGACGATTAAATTACCAATTTCATCAATTTCCCGATCGGTTAAATCGAAAATGGTAGTCTTATACATCCTTTCAATGTGGTGATAATAGTCGGTAACCCACATCCCGTCATGCATAATTCTTGTTATCTTGCGGGCATCCCCCGACTCGTATAAAGGTGTGGGGTCAATCTCGATCAGATCTTTTTCATTTACATCTTTTAACGCAAAAAAGATACGTGTGTGTGTCTGATTACTTAAGGGCACCAGATCAATCTCTTTTAGAGGTTCCGCGATAATATTTCTTATTCGCCGAACGGCGTCAGTCGCTAAGCTCATTGGCTATTCTTAAAGTTATGGTGGTTATTCCGATTAATCCTAATAAATATAATGGATTCCAGCCTAAAAAAAGTATTCCATAGATCGTAATGGCAATATTAATCCATGTAGAATTACAATAAGTGCATAAAAACATTACCTTATATAAAGAATGACTAATTCTATATTTAGGTTCATGGATTACTCTAATATTTTCGTCAAGTGTTAAGTTGAATAATCTATTCCACATAAAATTACGAATGGGATTAAGAATCATTCCGTCGTTATTCGCGAGTATCCAGAATGTGCTAAGGCCGGCTGAAATTATTCCAAGTATTACAATGTTTAACATATTTTTGTCGATAAATTAAAAGCCCCCTTTCAGAGGCCTCATTAATATTAAGTGTCTATTTAATTACAGTATTACAATATCCATGCCACGGGCTAGCACGATGAGCATTTACCTCCTTTTTTGCCGCCGGCCTTGCCTCCTTTTTTAGCAAAAATAATGTCTTTCAGTTCCGTCATATAATTATAGATTAAGTTAAATTAAATTGAATCAAGGGCAAACATAAATACTCCGAATAGGCTCTTTGCAGGAGAAGCAGCAATCATCACAAATGTTTATCGACTTAGCTACTTTTGTTAAGCCCTGCTGGTATCTCTGTTCATAAATTTCATACTGAACCATCATCGGGTCTTTCTTTTCAGTGGCCGTGGTGGTGTATTTATTGATTCTATCAGTGCCCATTGAATAGAGAATGTATTCGACTGCCAGGGCATTTATAAGAAGGCTGCGTAATTTACCGGCACTCTTACATATCAATTGATTAAGGGAACACTCCACAAACCCAACCACTTGAATACCTCCCGTAAATTCGTTACCACTATTCAGGGTGTCGCTGCAACAATTACACCCGCAATCATGACACACATTGTCGCACTTCCTATTATTCACAACAAACATTTCCGCGTCTTGATTATACCCGACAAATATTTGCCGAAGCCTACGGTCGCCCGGGATTGTCAATTCTATCGGTATAATATTCTCTCCAAAGTTCAATGTGTGGAGTTGCGTGTAAATTGGAATGCCGTCTATTTCGACGAATAGTGTAACGTCCTGACCGTCAATAGCACTGTACATTACAACCTCCGTGATTACCATCTGAATGTACGTAGAAGGCTTCAGCTCGAGATTTACACCGTTCCTTCCGGTATACAGATCTATTTCTGTTAATCCCGAAATTTGCCCGACGCACAACTCACTCCCCTCCTTAACACGTATCACTCCCATTGCTGCCAACATGTCTGACTCGAGCCGTGCGGAAGCATTATTGGTTATTGCTGCCAACACATTCTTCCAGTTGTCAACTTCCTGCGGAGCAAGGTGGTCTAAATTTTTAACGTTAAAAAAGGGAATATCCCGAATACGGATTAAGGAAGTTTCAGTACCGCACAAAGACAAATCTACTAATGTGCTTAAACAATTCATGGCTTAAATTAAAAAGCCCCTTTCGGGGCCGTGAAAATTAAAATGTATTTATAAACTACACTTGTACTCCTTCATAAAGGAAGACGCCATTGACGCCGTGTAGACGGTCGGTTGGGTTGTATGAAAAGACGGGGGTCATCACAACGTCATATCGCGATTCGACGTGAACGTTCCACGACGGCTTTGAATTACCATCCTCGTCGCAAGGCGTGTACTCAATACGCAAGTCGTAAGTAAGGCCAGGCACCATGGGGTCTGTAACCGTGGAGTAAGTCGTGTTGCCATTCGTTACCATCGGGTTATCATTTAAGATCTCCTGATTCGTGTAAACAAATTGCGTCTCCGCAGGGGATAGGACGATAAACAAGTCTTCAAGGCCCGTAACCGCCCCAATACTATCATCACGATAAAATTTATAAGGTGAATCTGCACGCATGGCATCCCAATCTAACCCATTCAAGTTACAGCACCCGTACTGAAACGAAGTGTTGAACCGTGAGAACAGCCCACTGCCGACGATCAGAGGCATACCATTTACAGAGTTGCGGGCCCAGTGCTCAAAGATGGTCTGCAAGGCCTCTTCCCGTTTGCTAAAGTCGGTAGTAGATAACAAGCCAATTGTCGTAGGTGATGCGCTGCCAGTGGCCGCGTTAATGCCGGCATTGGTAGTTACCTTTGACAGGATGTTTTCATTGATCTTTGTCCGGAGGGCGTTGATACCCGAAACAAGCAATTGAAAGGTGTAATTAAAGTGTCGTAATTGAGTACCACTTAAGGCACCCGTTCCCGTTTGTTCAAGTACTGCCGGAACGCTTGAACCTGCTGCTGTAACGATAGCACTAAAGGACTCACAATAATCCTGTAATTGGGCATGGTCGATCTTAAAGCTATACCCGGAACTCATGAAATTTCGAGGATCTACTTCTTGCTCAGTCTGATTAACGGTATCTCCGGTATTACAAACGTAACCATCACCAACATCGTCGGGGGTTGCCCTCGGAATACGCGGGATAATTAGACTTTGCAAGGATCGGCCCCGAAAATTAGGTTGGTAAAGGTTGGGCTGATTACTATCATCGAATAACGCCTGCAAAAGCCCCGTCTTATCGTGCCGCAAAAACGACTGATTATTCGCCCCGCCTGCGGCTGCAATGCCCAGACGCAACGCTTCACACAACCCACTGCCGGCACTGGACTCGGTAAAATAACTCATATAATATAAAAAAGGTTAGTTAGTTATTATTACTGTTTGATGTATTTTAAGTAGGCACTGGATGCCCTGTTAATTTTTTTGTTTGGTTCCGGCTTCATTGGAGGCGGTGCCCCTGTGCCGCGATTTTCAACCTTGGCCTTTAATAATTGCTGTTCGGTCAACGCCTTTTGCGCAATTTTAATCAAGTCCATCTGAACATTACCCTCCCAGAGCGACTCTCCTTTTGGGCTACGGGCAACTAATTTACCATCTACCACACACAACTCCCCCCCGTACTCACGAACCTTTTGCCGAATTAAGTCTGCTGCAATGGCAACACGTGTTTGATTGGTAAATACCTCCGTATTCAGAGGCAAGGACGCGACAAACGTATTTAAGGAGTGATTAACTTGTTCCTTCTCAATCTCGCGTTCATGCGTTCGCAATCGGGCATCAAATTCCAATTTATCCTTTTCGCGGGCCTCTTCAACGGCCTTATACCGTGCCTCCAGCTCTTTCTCTCGCTCCGATTGTGTAACGCTGTATTTTTGCTTATGCCTATTCTCAAGCATATCGCGATAAGCAAGGGTACGTTCCGTTGGTTCCAGCTTAGCCAGATCTTCAATTTCGGATTCTGAAAGCCCCGCCTCCTTAAAATTATGGATTTGCGCCTTATTAAACTCACCAATCACGGCGGTGCGCACTCGTTCTGCAATTACCGGATTTTCGTGGGCAACCCGCGAGTCGATCAACTTACCAACCGCATCGTAGAGTGGTGAAAATTGATCACCTAAATCAATATCCGGCACATCTGCAATCCGTGCCGTCAAGGCATCTTTATCATCGATAGCCGCTGTTTCTATTAATTTAGCAATAGTATCTCGTAACTTCATATTAATTTGTTAATTTATTACTGCAACACTTGTCTTTTTTACTTTTGATTCGTCGGACAAAGCAACAAAGATGTCGCTACCTACGGGGCCCGAACGAACATACACTTTATCATCAATACGTGATACCGTGTAATCAATCATAATCTTTTTATATTTGGTTTGCAAACCTCGCGTCAATCCCTCCAGCCGCTCATAAGCTTGAACCGGGACATACTTTGTTATATTATTGTTATCTACGACCTTATAGTAGTTTTGATTAGGTTGTTTCATATTTGAGGATTAACTGAATTAAACATTTCTGTGGCAATTAACATAATAGCATCTTTGGTTTTGCTAAAATCTTTACGTTTTAACGCCCAACCGTCATCCCGAATATGCTGTTCGACAATGTCGGGTAATCGGACGCTCAAAAAAACGTCAAATGCGGACACCAGTCCCTTTTCTTTTAGAAGCAATTTTTGTGCCAAATCCATTCCCTTTAGCGGGTCCAGGTACAATATTAACTTTTGTTTTTTGGCTTCGTTGCCGCTGAACAATTTGTCAATATTTTGTTCATCCTGACCATACCGAATAGCCTGATTATTGCTTTCAGCCTTGCCACTAACATCTTCATTAGTGGTGGGCAAAAAAGACACCAACTGGTTTGGTATGTGGACGTGGTACTGATTAGCCTCGTATAAATTGGGGTAATTAAAGTCTAGTAGCCGGAGGTAGTATAACTCCATAAAATGCACACTCTGCCCTACATTCTTAATTAGATTGGCAATATGACTTAATACCGACTTAAGATAAATGGTAAGCTCCGCGCGGTCTACTAATTTAGCCGCACCGCTTTGTTGCTCCGGAACTTCAGATAGAAACTCCATACTTAGTGCCGATAAGCCATCCCTAATAAAGTCCTTGTACTTTTTATCAACGAACTCGATAGTCTCAATATCTTTTTTAACGTACCCAATTGGTGGTGTGGGTATGGTCAATTTAGCCGTACCATCGATACCATTGTCGATTACAAGCTTGCTTACATCTATCTGAACTTCACTAAAAACCCCAGTTGCCGGCTTCCCCGTGCCTTTACATGCCCTGCATAACATAGTATGCACCTTACCCTCTTGCGTTTCCACAGAGTACGTCCCCGTGCTATCACACGCACGACAGCCCTCTGTAATATATCGGTACTTTTCGGGGTAGGCATGTTGTTTCATGTTGCACGTTAGATCAGAGTAGGTTATCAGCGCATTCGTCCAACTTCCAACTGCACCTCCAATTATACTAGTATAGTAGGTTTGATCCACATCTGCCGGGGGCCCCCCAATATAAAAACTATCTTCTGGCAAGAAGGTAACTTCATAATTAGCTATCTGTTCCCAGTTTCCATTATTCTTGACATAATAGATTATGCTGCCGTAACTAAGTAAAGCAAAGACCTCTTTGCCGTCGGACGTGGGGGCATCTCTGAACACGACCATCCCCATGCCTTTGTAAACAAGATCCTTTGAACGTATCACCCGAAGTCTTTTATTTACATTGATTACCAGCGCATTAGGGTCTACAAATAATAGAATTAATAGTTTATCGAACACATAATCCACTATATTATATATACCATAATAATCCGATAATATATTATCTATTTCACCGTTTGAAAGCACTTCAAATTCGGGCTCGTTTCGGAGATTGTAAATGATAGAATAGACCTTATCAAAATATGCTTTGGTTATAAAGTAGATATTACTAAGCCTGTATTCTCTTAGTAATGCGGGCTCCGATGGGTATGTGTTTCCTAGAACACGTCTTGCCAGATCTACATCTTGTTCATAATGCAATCGTATACTTTCTGACAACTGAACCTCCTTTCTACTTGCGGGGTCAAAATTATCGAGCAACCACTCTAACCATTCATTCATGCCTTTAACCTTGGTTTAAGATGTAATTTATTTTTGTCTTTGTAGGGTACATAAGGTACTTTATTTTCCTTACATAGGTACTTACATCTATTTTCGTACCAGCATTTCGGCTTAAAGCTAAGATCGAAGTTGCCTGTCGAAAAGGTTATAACTTTGGTGTCAAGCTCCTTAATGTTATCAATATGCTTATTATGACTGCACACTTTTAGATACCCTTTATCCCCTACGTTCGGCATTTCAAAATTATGATAAGCGATTGCGTAGCACAACTCATCGGGTATGCTGCCGAACCACCTCCAATTCCGGCCCGACTCCCGCAACCGAATAGACTCGTGCGCCTCTATCGCCTTTTCATGAAATTCGACACATGCGCCTTTCGTGAAGTACATCATCGCTGACGATAATGCCATCGGGAGCCTGTGGCTACCTCTAAGGCTTTCTGGTAATTCCATGTTATTAGGCATCCATTGCGGGCCCCAATCAAACTCTCCCCAGCTGCCTGGATAGTAGCTTGCCGTAAACGAAACCCCACTAAAGGATTCTAGCATTTCAGACTGATTCACAAATAACCCAACAATGGAGTCGGCATCTATAAATAGGGCGTCGCCATAAGGCAAGTACTTATACATCTTTAATTTTGCCAATCCCCAAAAAGGTTTACCATCTATTACATATTCCTCTTTAGGTATGATAACTATTTTATCGAAGAACTTTACGCGATCAGGGATCGATGCCAACATTTCATCATCTGTGATTAATCCACATTTGCCGCCTTTCTCTATTACTGACATTGCAAGGTGCGATGCCATTATTCCATACTGCTTGTGCCCTAAAGCCAATGTAAATATCATACTTAATTTATATTGTGTCTAAATTAAATTGGATATTCCCCAGGCCTAAACTACCTTTACCAACTTTTACATTCTCAACGTATCTATTAGCAATAAATTCGTCAAAAGCCTGGGTTACCTCTACGAGCACTCCATAATCATGCCCTCCAATTACACCTCCGTATTTCAAGCTCTGCCTTGCCGCTTCCAGGTCTTTCTTCACACCTTCATATGTATGATCGGCGTCTATCCATATAAAGTCTGCCGGTATCTTTACAACTTCCTCGTAAGTATTACCCTTAATTATAGTTAGGTTAGGATATTCAGATAGGTTCTTTTCTACCGCCCTTTTACTATAATTCTTAAGTACTTTTTTAGGTTTGCCACGATACAGCAAACTTTCATTATTACGAACCAACATTTCTTCCGTTACAGAATTACTAAAGTAATCTATACCGACTAACTTTACATGAGTCTTTCCAAGTTCTATAAGCTTGTTAGCTAAATATCCAAGCGATCTACCACAAAATACACCTAATTCTATGATGATTACATCCCCGTACTCTGGACACCGCCCTGCCCATTCATCGTAAATATCTTCATAATCAAACCAGCCCGCTAATTTTTGGTATTCTATCATTTTAATTAATTGTTAAAGTTAAATAAAAGCAAGGGAGCCCGATCAGAGGCCCCCTGCCGTAAGGGATGAGGAAAAAGGAATACTAACAAAGATCGACTACGACCTGATTACAAGTTAAACAATTTTCAAGTGCCGCATAAGCGTCGCAACCGTCGAATATATCTGCCGGACGATCATAACAAACAGGACTGCCCTCCTGCTGCGACCATGTAATTTCTGCCACCGTCTCAACTAAAGAATTTACATCTTCCGAGATCGGGCTCATGATGTTGAACGCCACCCGATTGCCTGCACGATAGATCTTAGTTGCTCCAACGTACCAGACTTCATATTGGTTGGGCCTAAAATTAAGTTGATTAAAGAACTCCGCATTATCGCACTGGTACTGCAAGTTAATTGACAGTGTATAGTTATAGCTAATGGTTTGCGTTGGGGTTCGACCGTAACCTGGTACCGTTACCGCTTCAACCTCTAAAGAACCACGCGTCTTTTGAATGGGAACTGCAAGGCCACTACATATGGCATCGAACCACGTCTGTTTATCAGTGGGGTCTGGAAGTGGGGTGCCCGGTGTTACGATTACGACGGCATCGATCCCGCCCGCCTCACTACGCACGCAAGGGCTGCACGAAAAGGTGCCTAATAAATCACAATAAATACTCATTTTAGCTAGCTTTTGTAAAAGTTTATGACAAATTTTTGGGTATTTATTGGCAAAGACTCGTTATAAATTAAAGTAACCTGCTTCACAAACAAAGGAGAGTCGTCTTTAATCCAGCCCGAATCCGTTAGGGAGTCGAGCAAGTATTTTATTGAGGGAATTGTGTTGTCGCAATCACGCCGTCTGAAGTGATAGTGATATTCTACCTTGATAAAATCAAAATTGAAATTTACAACAAAATTCGCCAGATGCTTTTTAATGTCATCCTTGCCAAGCTTAGTGTCTTTCGACCGCTTGCCCCACTTCCCCGCGGAATACCATTCGTTCAGGGAGGGAAATTTGTATTTAGTTGTAAATTCTATTACATTTACCAATTTCACCGTATTTTGTATTTTCTTTTAATCGCCTCAAGCTCCATCATCGGCGTTCTACCATCACTCATAACCCATTGGGTTGAAGATACTTTCTTCGTATGGTACATGACGCAATCCTGAACCAACCAATTATCATAAAACTTTCCCCAGATATAATCTATACCCCAACCACTCTCACTTTCAGATAAATAGCCTTTATCATACATCTCTAATAACACATCTACTCTTATTAAAGGTGCCATCACTTCACAAAATTTCACCCGTATTAGCCCTTTACGTCCTCTATATAACAGATGGGGGTGCGTGCCGTTCATTCTTGCTAGTGCCATCTGTACAATCTGCACCTTTTTAGGCGTAACCTCTTTTATAAAATAATCTAAGTCCGAGCGTGCGAATTTAACATCATTATCTATTAAATATACATATTCATATTTTTCAATAATGTGTCTATACAGGCTTATAATATCTATTATAGTTGGCCATTTATGCTTGTTTATAGTAGAGTAATATTTACTACTACCGATTCCATTCTTTACGGTCTCTGGTTTTCCGTTATAATAATTATACCACGTGTCGTAACCACTGTAATCATTAATAACTATATTATCGACCGGTACAAATATTAATACTTTATCCATTGTGCCTTATCCTTGCTAACTCTGCAACTAACTCTATTTCCCGTTCTTTTATTTTTTTGCCACCGGTCGACAGCGTGTAGGGCTGAATCTTATTGTTTTTATTAGGAAATAAATTAAAAGTATGATCAACTCCATACCCCATATCATTTAACATGTATTTGTAAATCGCCAACTGCAATGCGTAATCATGAGATTGCCGGGGGGTTTTTGAGAACTTGAAGTCTAGTAAAGATCTGCCATATTTATGTAAATTAACGACACAATCTATCCTGCCCGCCAGCCCCAACTTATCGCTATAAACCGCCTCTTCGATAGCAATTACTTCTGACACATTTTCGTAAAGGAAAGCTTCGATCACCCGAAGTGCCCACGCAGCATCGTATGGGATATTATAAATGCCGGCATTCCAGACAAGGTCGTTTATTTCCTCGTCTGAAATCACAAAGGGCACCCCCGACTGAAGCCCCCGTAACAACTTCTCTGAAAGAGTGTGCATCAGAGTACCAAACAACTTTGCCTGCTCCTGAAGTACCTTATAGTTGGTATTTCGGGCTGCCCAATTCATCAGAGCCTCCGTTTTATCAGAGCCGCCGCATGCCGCAATCGCTGTCGTTACACTGACGTAATCTTTACCACAGTCGCTTCGATAAATTCGATAAGAGCCCTTTGTGATTTGTTCTAAATTTTTTGTCATATCGCCAAAGGGAATTTAATTTTGTCGTGATAATTATAATTTATTAATTCTATATCGTCAATTACGTAATCTTCTAATTTTTCCCGTAGCGTGTTTATCCTTAATGTTGGTAGTTCTAGACTCTTACGTTTTGTCATTTCCCACGCTCCGTCTACATGGTTACTATAAATATGCACATCTCCAAGCGTCAATGTTAATTCACCTAAGGCATACCCCAATGTGTTACACATCAAATGCAATAGTAGTGAGTACTCTGCTATGTTATGTGGTAATCCAATTACAACATCACTTGATCTCATGTGTACTACCATATTCAAAGAATAATCTTCATTACTATTCAGGTAATTATACCCCTTATAGTTATTTCGTTTTACATAACATTGAAAGGTATAATGACACGGTGGCAATGCCATCTCTGATAGGTCTGACACATTCCAAGCACTTATTACATGCCGTCTACTAAATGGGTCTTCTTTCAGATTTATTAAAAGGGCGTTAAGCTGATCATGCCCGTTCCAATCTCGCCATTGTTTTCCATAAACCGGCCCCAAGTTGCCAGAAAGATCAGCCCAACTATCCCATATAGTTACTTTATTGTCTTTTAGATATTTAGTGTTGGTTTCGCCTTTTATAAAGAACATCAATTCATGAAACACGGTATTCAGAGATATATACCTTAAAGGTAACATTGGGAATCCATTTGTTGGCTGGAAATGCAAAGTTTCAAACCAAACACCAAAGGTACCCGTCCCAGTTCTATCTATTCTACTTTCACCGAACGTTAATATATATTTGAGAAGTTCTTTATAATTTTCCATCTATCTATATTTTGAAATTCCGTCCGAACGACGGGGCTCGAACCCGCAACCCGACGATTAACAGTCAAATGCTCTGCCTATTGAGCTACAAGATCTTAAGTTAATATGTTTGGACTTGTACCTTTATTAACCATAGATACGATCCCGCATACACATAAATACCTACAAAAGTTATGCCATAAGTCAAACATTTTAATCTATAAACGAAGCTTTCTATTCCTAACTCTTGTTTTAGTGTGAGAATTTTGGATATATACTTGCAACCCATCTTCATCTATATTAATAGACGTAGTAGGCTTGCTTAAAATAGCTGCAACCACATCACTATTATCGACCGTGCCGTTTATGTAATTATTCAATTGTTTAGGACTTATTTCATGATTGTAGATTGCTTTCAGTGCCGTTCCATATAGCTTGTTTGTTTCATATGGAATTACAGCCTCTCCACCTGCCAACATCGCTGGTACGGTATCTTTACCTAACTGACCGCCCTCTACCCATAATGTACCTTTCTCAAATCCTTGATAAGGGTTCTTTTGTGATGCTATCATCGCCACCTGTGCTACTCCAATCGCACCGACCGCCGCCGCCGGAATTATACCAAATGGAAATCCGAACTGTCCATATGTGGTCATGACTGCCATCGCTGTTTTCATAATGGTACTCATAATATCTGCCGCCTTTTGCATCTCAAACGCCCGCCGCTGCAATGCTAACTTTCGTTTCTCTAATTGTTCCAATCTACGCTGCTCTGCCCTGACTCTATTTTCAGCCGCACGTTCTTGCGATTGCTTCATCGCTTCCACATCTCTAATCCTACGACGTTCTATTTCAATATGATCATCTGCCCTCTGCTGTTCGGCTGCCGGTATTGTAGTCTTAAGTGTTTCGAGCTCTTTTATTCTTTGCTCCGCTAATTGGTTTTCTACGGCCTGCCTTTGTAGAATTATATTATTACGCTCGGCCTCTAACTTATTCTGTTCTTTCAGGGCATCTATTTTCCGCTTCTGAATTGTTATCTCTGCTTCTATATTTGCGATTGCTGCATCGTTTATCCCTTTCATTACAGAAAAGACTGCAACTGCAACTGCTTCAAACCTTTTCAGGGCATTACCAATCTTTCCAATTTCGATTATAATTTCATCGGCTTTTATGCCTTTCATTATTTCATCGAATTGCTCTTGTGTTATTTGCCCTAATTCTAACATTTCGGCCGCTGCCTTTTTAGCTTCCTCTCCAAGTTTCTTAAGTTTATCTAGTTCCTTGTCTGATTTATCTAAATTAAGCATATCCTCTACAAGTTTACCCAACGGCTGTAATAAAGGGCCCTGCATGTTAGTTATTTCAGATAATTGATCATTCATAACTTTACGTCGCAAGTCCATATGCTTCAATAGTATCTGGTACCTCTGCTCTTCACCTTTTCTAGTTATACCTGTCAACTTATCTTCATATTCATTATGCAATTTAGTTAATGTATCTAGATAAGCCTTTTCAGATAATTCACCTTTAGATACACGTTCTTTAATTGCTGCCAGTTGCTCTTGGTAAGCTTTCTTTACCGCTGCCGCCTGTTGTTCTAACCCATCTATAACTTGTTTTTCACCTTCCACTCCAGACAATGGCTTCCCTTTTAGTTCGTCCATCTGGTTATTTAATGACTTTATATTATTGATGTGATTAATAGTACTCTCTGCCCGTTCTAATGCTAGCTTTGATTCTGCAATCTTCAGATCCATTATCAACTCTAGTTCTTTTTGTCGAAGTTCGTACACTTCAGAAAAGTACCCAATTTCTTTAGTAGTACTATCTTTTGTAAGCTGTGTTTTATCATTTACAGCCTCGCTAAATACTGCTAAATGCTCCTTTAATTCCGTATTGCGTTTCTTGATTGCCTCTTGAGCATCTTTATCGGTCGTAGAATCTAGTTCCTTTTGCAAGGCCTTCTGTTTATCAAGTAAGCTACGTTCGTAAGCATATGCTTTATCTTTATCAGATATTAATTCAAGCAATCGATCTTTGTCCATTTTCAAAACCTTAGCATCGTACGCTAGTTTTTCTGAAAAGACCTTATTTAATGCCTCTAATTCTAGATTGTATCTTGCCTTGCTATTCTGCTTAGCAATTGCTATTTCTTCGAGGGCGTTTTCAGATACTAATCTTAATCTATATTTAGATTGACTATCTAATCCGGCACGCTCTATTTCTATTTGTGCGTGTAACGCTGCTAACCTTTGTTTCTGGATAGCCTCCTCTACTTTTAATAACTCTAACAACTCTTTTTTAGCCTCTTTTGCACTTTCACCGACCTCATCTATCTTTCCACCCAATCCCTTTACCTTTTTAGATGCTAATTCTATATCACCTACATTAAAGTTTAGATCGAATTTCTTGTTTACAACCTGCTTTGTTAGATCTAATACCCCAAACATAGCTTTGGCAATAGTCTTCATAGATTTAACCGTGTGCTCTGCCAATGCCGTAAACTGTAAAGTAGTGAGTAGATATAACGCCTCCCCTAAATTCCAGGCAAGTCTTGTTAAGTCTATAAAGAATGCTGCAATTAATCCTAATACAACCCCTAACGTAAGTAGCACTTTAGCGAATACCGATGCTGAATTACTACTTTTATCGACGCCTGCGGCCCAATTTGCAAAACCAATCGTCAATTCCGTAAGCCATAAAGCAAGTTTACTAAGTGCCGTTACAAGAAAGGCAATCAAAGTGCTCCAACCTTGAACTGCCTCGCCATTAGCCTTAATACCTTTACGAAACTCTGAAAACGAGTCCCTAATACGATCAATTGTAGGTAAGAGTAAGTCCGAGATTGCACTAACGATCTGCAAGAATGCTGCCTTAAGAGTTGCCCACGTCCCTGCTGTTTCCATCGTCGCACCTTTGAGAGATGGAAGATACTTAGTAGCCAGACTATTATACTCTTGATTAAGAATGGCATTCGCTTCGATGTTATCTGCGACGGCACTTTTCAAAGCTACAAACCGACTTTCAATTTCGGGGGCTAATACTAACATCTTATCTAGATTCATGATAAAATCCCCCATATCTTCACCGGTAGCAGCAAAGATAGCACTAACCACCGGTGTTATATCCTTCCCCTCTGCCTTTAATTCACGCAACCTTTCAGAGATTTTACCCAATCCCTCTGCTGCTGTGATCGAACCCTTGTTTATTTGAGCGACGACGTCTGATAATCCTGCCCCTGCGACCTGTTTTTTGGCATCGGCTGAAAGGGCATTAATCTTAACACCAAACTCTTTTAGGGCATCAAACGCCTTATCATTAAACACGCCCTGCCCGATACTGTTGATCATGACGTTACGCATCTGTTCGGCACTCAATCCAACCTTTTTGATTTGTTCGTCGTATTCGCTAAACCAATCGATTGCATCGCCAAACTCTTTAGCACTCATAATCTGGGATAACGCACCTAACTCTGCCGCTGCATCTTTAGCACTGCCCCCGAACGTCCCTAAGATCGATGACATCCCTTTTAGGGCCTCGTCAAATTCCACGCCTGCGACGTCTGCCATTGCTTTTGTAAGTGCCGTTACAGTTTCAACCGCTTCAGTACCTTGTTTAGCCACGTCTGGTAAGGCCGTACTAACTTGATTCATCTGCTTTTGAAATTCACCTAATTGAGATGCAAGGGCACTGATAGCTGAAAGTGTAAGTTGCGTAACTTTAGCCATAGCTGCCATACCTACCGTAACGGAACCTATCGCAATTCCCAGAGGCCCCAATCTACCAACCACACCAAAGGCTTTAGTGGCGAAACCCGACAACATACTTATTGCCTCTCCGGAGGGCTTATTAAAGTTGCTTATGGTATTACCTATTTCACCTAACTTATTGCCTAATCCAGTAAAGCTTTGGGTTGCATCTTTAGCTGATTTACCTGCCTTGTCAACAACAGAAGATAAATTCTTGATATTGCCTGTGTCTACATTTTTTGCCGACGCATTCAACTTATCAAAGGCACTTTCAGCACCCTTTATACTATTCTCTAAGGACTCTAATGCTCTCGTAGCGTCTTTTATTTGATCACTATCGACTACAAAGTCCAACCTAATTTCACGTGCCATGTTTACCTGACTTTAGTTTTGATTTCTTTTCATGTTTCTTAATTTCTTCGGCCTCTTCATGTAATCTATACAATAGCTCGAAGTACTCTATTATTGTCCAATGCTTATTAATAAAGATTCCACTTTTGCTAATTGCAATTCCAATTCGCGTTTCGATTCCTGCGAAGAAGTTTCGTGAGTAAATGGCTTTTGGGCTAATAAGAGCATCTTTCTTACTTTTGACAGGCTGGCCACTAAACAAGTCTTTATATCTTCCGGAGATGAGATTTGTAAGGGTATGTAACTGCGAAGAGGCGTTGACAAAAAAAAAGAATAATTCTTGCCTTTTATCCAACTTTTAATCTTTTCTTTATTATACTTCACATCATACCGATAAGGATCTTCGTATTTTGTGAATAATAACACACTTGCTAGTTTATACAACGTCTCTGCTTCAAGTACCCAACTTGCACGTTCCTTTAAGTTATTAATTAAGTTATGTGCATCTATTAACTTGTTACTATTTAACATCTCTGACACCGAATCCAGAGTAACTATTAATTGCTCGCGTGTAATTCTACTATTAAACTCCTCGTATATTTGTAAAGCTGCCAATCCACGTTCATGTGGTAACTCAAATATATTATCGAATGTATAATATTGTACGCCTGCAATCCTACAAGCTGGAATTATGTTTTTATCCTCTGGAATGTAACCAAAGGCACGCTTAAATTGATACTGAAACTCTTTATAGATGTATTTTAATGTATTTATCATAATATAAAGTTATTAAAGTTAAATAAAAGGGGATTTTACTCCCCTATTAAATATAAAGCTAAGTTATAATTAAGGCATTTGAACTGAAAATGGTAAAGCAATAGAAGCTAAACAAAAGCTCTCGTACCTTAATGGAATTACAGTACCGGAAGCTGGAATTGGGCCTGGAAATTGCATGTAAACAGTAGTAGGTGTGTTAATATCAACATTTCCGATTGTAAATTTAGTACATACTGCACAGTGCCCTGTAGTTACCTGTGTAAAGTTGTAATTCAGTGCAGGGGCATAGAATCGAACTGGGGATTGTAAGCAAGGCCCCCCTGAATTTGTAAATTCAATATCGAACTTGTAAATGTTACCCGCATGCAATGTTAATGGAATTGGAGTACCCACCGGAACCCCTACAATAGTAATAGGACAACAATTTGTAAGAGATGAAATAACCGGCGGTACATAAACTAAAGTATCAAATTCCGTGCACCCACAACAAGAATTAACTCGTAAATTCCAATTGAATGTAGTTGCCTTGACAAACACATTAAAGGTATTTAATCCCGCTGTAATTGGAACCCCTGCCGGTGGTATAGACGAATCGTTTACATTAGATTCATGAAGTAATGTGTAATTAGGTGTAAAAGAACATCCCGATGGTAAAGTACTATCAAGATCTAAAGTTAATGTATATTCTAACCTACCTAATGGAGTAGCCTCAATCCGTCCGGTTGGTAGTAAACTTACCACTGAAAGGTCTAAAGGACAACACGGTGGGGTTGGTATTGGTAATGTTAATGTTCTAACTTCACCGGAACATGATGATGTTAGGGTAAATGTAATATCGGTAGCACCGACTGGGTGTGTAACCAAAATAGGTTGACTGTAAATAGCATGTATAAATGGATAAAACAGCCCGTGTGGTGTCGTTAGCACAAACTGCTCTTGAACACAAGTATTAGGGTCTTCTGCAATGGTAAAACCGGCACTT